GTAGCATATACTCCGCTATCAAATGCATCGTATATAGAATATTCATTATTTCTGTAGCTTCTGCTGCCTTTGACTCTTACTTCTATAGGAAGATCGATATTTTCTTTAATTTGATTAGTAGTTTCCTCGACCCACTTGTCATAATCGACATCGTAAAATTTACAGGCCTTAGGATTAGGCATTACTAATAATATTTTTTTATTATGATTTTTCCAACCAGTCCACTTTAATCTCGGATCTTGTTTAACTAGATCTTTCCAGCGGTCGTCTGGAACATCAAAGGTCTGATCATGCTGTAAGCCATTCTTAACAATTCTATGCCATTTCTTTTTACCCGAAGTATTTCCTGGGCTAGGAAAGTTTCCGAGATATCCAGTATCTACATAGTAATAGTCTCTATTAGTTTCGATGCATTTATATATGTGATCTTTTTTAATAACACCTCTTAAAACTAAAGGTTTAGATGTATCTTCGCTGTCTGCTGTTACAACATTGCCAGATCCTATAGATAAAAAATTTTCTATTGATTCATCATTCATTTTCTAACATCTCTTTTGCTTTTCCATTTCTTAGTTCGCTAACATGAAATTGGCCGTATGCAAGGTGACACCCCCATGCATATAATTTGTCTTTATCTGGATAATAAGGAGTTTCTATTTTACTCAGGTCTTGCAATGTCACAGGACTAGCGGCATGTGTCGGCGAAAGTGTAAATGCAGGTATACCATGAAATACACTTTCAATCGCAGCTACACTATTAAATGTAACCAAAGCAAATACATCATCATCTAATGCTTCTTGTAAAGTATTATGAACCACTCGATCGATTCTTTGTTTGGCTCGATCTCTTACTTCAATCGGTCTATCAGTATATTTTTTAATTTCATTTATAGTATCTTCAACCCATTGATCCAATTCAAGCCCGTAATATTTCATAGGCTTTTCGTCTGGTTTAGCTATTAATATTTTTCTTCCGCTCTTTTTCCAAGGATTAAATTTTTTATTAAAATGTTTAAAACGATCGTCGGGTCTTTGAATGATATTGTGATGTTGTAAATCGTTTTTCACTATTCTGTGCCAATACTTCCATCCGTTGGGATTAGTTAACGTTCTTTCATTTCCAAAATATCCTGTATCTACGTAATAAAATGTTCTGCCGATATTAAGACATTTTTTAATTATTCTTTTTTTAAGAATTCCTCTTAATACAACAGGATCATTACCTTCTTCTGGATCAAATGTTGCAGGATCAACTGGTTTTTCGCCGCAGCCCGATGCGAACAAATTTATGTAATCGTCTTCTTTTCCCTTACTAAGGAATATCCATTTGCTCATTTTAACATTTCTTTAAGATATTTTTTCCACACTTTATGATAGTCGCATCTGCGATAATCTTTAAACCATGGACCACCTTCGGTATAGTGCAATGCTTTAGGAGAACCGTCTTGCGGTTCTTGATACCATCCCACTAACCAGTTCCATTCAGGTTTTAAGTTTCCGATTTCCTCATCCTTAAGCCATTGGAATCTGTGTAGATATTGTCCTGTTTGAGAATTAACTACATCTGGTGTGATCTGTCTATTTGATGGATGACCGCAGTTCCACAATATAGTAGAGCTCCAATTTTTTCTAGGATACGGTAATTGTTTACAACCGTCCATCTTTAAACCTTCCTTAGGAGTATAATCGTGTTTAACTACCATTACTGCATATCTGTCATCAGCCTGTTCAAATAATTTAGCAACATCGTCTACAAACACAAAATCACAATCGACAAATACTGCCCATCCTTTATAATCGGAAAGATAAGGAACTAAGAATCTAGTAAAAGTAAATTCAGTAGAGCTTAACGGGTCAACGGCTCTAGTATACAGACCACTTTCTCTTAATTCTTTTTGCTTGAGAGGAATAACATCTGCATCTGGTTGATGTTTTGTTATACTGTATTCGCATACTTGAAACGCAACATCTTCTCTGATATCGTAACCAACAAATACTTTCATTTTCTTTCTATGTCCTCTTCAATGCATTTGCTGCCGTATTGTATTTCTACAATCTTTACAGGTTCGTCATAGGGATTAGTTAATTGATGCCATTCGCCTACTGGAATTTTATATTCTTCGTGTTTTGCAAGTTCTCCAGACGGTAGTGCATAACCACTAGGCATCATTCTATTAACATTAGCTCTACCTTCGCTGACTATCCAATATTCGGATCGATGATCGTGTCGTTGCATTGATAAACTTTTACCTGGCTCTACTGTAAGTTCTTTGACCTTCATGCCAGGAACTTCGTGTAATACTCGATAGTATCCCCACGGGCGTTCGGTCTTCGGAGTCTTCCACTCTTCTAATATCCACGAACTAGAATTTGCTTTATTGGATCCGCCTACTCCGAATGCAAATTCTAAATTGTCGTCTTTAATATCCATCTCTGGAATGTTAGTGTGTGTTCTATCCCCACCGTTGGCAAAAATTATATGATCGTTCGGAAAAGTTTGTCTAGCTAATTTGATAGCATTTTTAGCACTACCATCGCTGTCCTCAAACTCGATAACATAGTCTACCATCTTTAAAGATTTTATAATTTTAAATCTTTCTTGCCAAGGCATAAACGGTCTACCTTTTTTTCTAGTTAGCCACTGATCAGAATTAATTCCAACCACTAACTTGTCTCCTAATTCTTTAGCAGAATTAAAATATTCAATATGACCTGAATGTAGTGGATCGAATCCACCTGTAACTAATACGATTTTGTTCATGTGAATATTTATCTACCCAGATAATGGTAAATATTGAAACTTGGAGACTTTGTGGAATTAGATCTAGCAAAAACTATCTGTAGAATTGATCAGCAAAAAAAACTAGCTGAAACTCTCGGCATGACCGAATGGATCAAATATCTCGACGAAGATCAATTTCTTATAGAAAAATTAGAATTATTTGACCTATTAAAGTTAAAAGAAAAAACTAATCAAAAGATTTTAGACATCGGTGCAGGACTAGGACATTTTGGATCAATCTCTAAATATCATAGTCACGAATATCTAGGAACGTATTTTGGAAGAACATCTAAGTCATTGGAACCGTTTCATAGAGATGCAGGATTGAACATGACCGAATTCGGTTTATTTCCTAATTATGATAAGAATATTCCCAAGGGTCCTTGGGATTGCATTATAATGATCCGAACAACATTCGAACTCAATGAAGAATGGTCGTCTGACGATTGGAAAGAATTATATCAATGTTGCATGGACAATTTAAATCCAAACGGACAACTTCTAATTAAGAGCAATCTTGCTGTTGAATTGAAAAGAAAATACGGAAGATTAGAAACACAATGCTGGAATAGAATGATGTCTGCATTTCCAAACAAAAGCCCACTACCACAATGGTCGTGGGCAACGTGGCATTGGATTAAAGAGTAGCGTCCTCTAATCCCGATGTTCTAAGTTTAACAATATTAGAAATTTGCCATTGTTTAATGTCTAAGGCTTTAATAATGCCTAGCCATTTATTTCTTAGCAGAGCGAAATCGTTGATAATTTTTTCAAAATCTACAACGTCAGACTCGCCTTCTACAAATTTTTCACAATCTCTAGAGCTTAACTGACGTTGATAGTTTTCAAGATACTTACGAAAGTGTTGACTACGAAGTCTACGAAGTTCAATATTGAGATACTCTAATATTGCTTCGATCTCTTGAAGTTGATTAAATCGATTTTCTACAATACCTGGCATATTAGCAGCGGCTTTTTCAAGGTTTCCCGCTATGCGAGCATCTGTTTTTGCTGCTAGTAATTCAGCCTCATAATACGCTACGGCATCAGGAATATTTGAAATATCCTTCGAAACTCGATCATACCAATTCATTTAATCCTCATCTTCATATCTGTCGTAGTCTTCTTCTTCCTCAATTTCTTCGCCGTCGATGGCATAGTTTATAGCATCGTCGAGATACGGATCTACTCCAAGTAGATTTTCTAATATTGTATCTTTAATACCATAATCAAGTAGCGTATTGATAAAATCATAAGCTACATCTTTTCTTGCTTTTTCTGGAATGTGTTCTACAACTGAATTCCATAGATCGGCTATTAAATCGTCTTTCATCCTTGGGTCTCCGTTTCAGGTTCAACTGTAGTAGTTATCTCAGAAACGGATTTTTCGCCATGATTTGAAATATCTGCCATTACTTGATCTAGACATCCGCCTTCATTGCGTTCCCACTCTTTACGATAGAATTTAAGAATTTCACCATCGCTGGTAACATAAGAAAGTCTGTTGCCATCTTTCTTAAGCATACCTTTACCTTCGGCAAGATCAACCAAACCGCTGTAAGGATTCATTCCTGTTTCGTATGGAATCTTAACCTGAACACTTTCAAAAGGTTTAGCATAACGTGTTTTCATGATCTTACATGCGGCACGAATACCTTTAACTTCTGAAATCTTGTTGCCATCCTCATCCTCTTTGAGTTTAAGTTTTTTCATAGCAACAACAATACTTGATGCGTAGATAAAACCTTGACCGCCGGAGATCTTGTCATCTGGATCAAACATATCTTGGCTTGCATATGTGTGATTAGTTGCAACTAGGCCAACATTTGCTGATCCGAACATATTCACACAGTTACGAACAAGTGCTGTCAATGCCTTAGGCTTACGACCCATGTCACCTTTCAAATCTCCTGCTTCGAACTGATTAACATCTGTAGGAGTTAGCAACATACCGAGACTGTCGATAACAAATAATACCTTTGGACGATCTTCTTCAGGCATTGCTTTGTATTCGCTCATAAACTCATTGATTGTTTTAGCAACATCGTCAATCATCGCCATATTAAGTTTGAGCAACTTGTCTTCACTAGTATCTACATTTAGAGCATGTAACCATTTTTCATCAAGAGCATTTTCGCTGTCAATTAGAACAACAAAGATACCTTGTTGCTGTGCATGTCTTACTAGATTACCAGAACAGATAAACGATTTACCGGCACCCGATTCACCTGCAAATACGGTAACCTTACCTAGCGGAACACCTCTGTTAAAATTTCCGCTAATCAAATAGTTAAGGGCATAATTGCCCGTGCTAACCCAGTCAGTTGGGTCATTAAAACCAATACTAAGACCTTCGATGTTCTTAGTTAGGCTTTTTCTAAATTTACTTACATCAAATGCTTTTGCCATATTATTTCACCTTTGGCATTCTTGGAATGACTTCGATATCCTGTCTGCCGATTGCCTGCAACCATGTATTCAATCTAGTAATAATAACATCGCTGTCTTTAGGATTGTCAAATCTAATATCAATATCCGCTACTGTGTCGCCGGATTGATCTTCGCGACTGTTATAACTTAGAGAAAAGTTCTCGTTGATTTTTACTGCTCTTGCCATTTTTAATCTCCTGTAGTGATGAGAGAGTGCGAGACTTGCTCGCACTCTTGTTTAGTATTAGCCGTTTTGACGAGCGCGAATCTTGGCAAGAATATCTTGAGCCCTCGATGCGCTTTCAGTAGATGCAGCCGGAGCAGCAGCCGGAGCAGCCTTAGCTACTGGTGCTGGTTCGTCGTCTACTTGATCATCTGCTACAGTGGGTCTAGCAGTGGCTTTGTTAGGATCTCCTGTGGCAGCACTCATACCTGCTGGTTTGAAATACTGACCCCAACGATCCATGTCATATGCCTCACCGTCAACTGATGCTTCGAACATTTCCTTCATAACCTTAAGTTCAACATCGGTTGGTTTCTTAGGTAGGAAATCACTTAGGTTAAACAACCCGTGAGCATCAATAGCAGCAGTTTCGATGTCTGTTAAGGCACGTTCACGACGACTCCATTTTGAAGTAGAGTAATCTGCGAAACCACCTTTGCTAGTTTTAGCGATACGGAAATCTACACCGCGGAGGTAATCAGTTGGCAATTCTTCCAACTCTGGATCCATCAATGCTGAACGAATAATTTGATAGATTTGAGGACCGATGATAAATCTACGGATAGGATTATCAGGTGTTGTATCTTCTTTTAGTGGATCTTCAACAACGAAACCCTGGAAGATGTATGAACGTTTCTTCCAATATTTACGACCCATTTCTTCAAGGCTCTTGTCCTTGAACCAACCACGAACCTCTGACAGAATCGGACATGCAGTTCCATCGTTATACATTTCAACGCAGGGGACCTGCACTTGAACTGGACGTGAATCTGTTTCGCCTTTGATACCTGCAAACGGCAATTTGATCATTGCACGTTCTACCCAGAAGAATGTGTTGTTAGGATTGCCATCGGGTAAGAAGCGCACTACGGCTTCCTTGCCTTCTTGCATGTTCCAATGTGGGTAAATTGCGTTGTCGCCACCGCCGGTGGACTGACCTGAAGATTTGCTTTGTGCTTCTTGAAGTTTCGCACGAATTTCTGCTAATGTTGCCATTTTATAGCCTCCTTATGCCTTAATGTAAATGACTTTGTATGCCTTTCGCATAACACTAATTATGCGCTTTTTATTTAGCAAGATCAATACTCTTTCTAAATTTATTTTTACCAAAAGAAAAGTGGGT